CGTGGGCATTCGTGCCTCCAGTACCCCCTTGGCGCGTTTCGGCATGCGCTCGTTCCACGTGGCAATGGCGGCGTCTATGTCCTCGTCGGAGATAGGAACTTCGTCATCGGTAAATGGTTTCAATGGCTTCCCCCTTGGCTCAACCTTCTGTTTCTCTCCGCGCCCCAAGAGTGCATCCACTGCACTCTGAACCATTGCTTTGACTCTTCCGCTCAATCCATGACTAATAGTCTCGCCAGCAGGCCCTTCTTCCTCGCGCTCAATTGTCCTACCCTCTGGCTCTGGAGCCTCACCGCCCGGCCCCACTCTCCCACTTTCACCAGGCGCAGTCTCAGGTTCACCAGGCGCAGGTGCTTCCCCTCCTGGGCCTACTCGTCCTTGCTGGGCTGGCTCCACTGTCGCGCCGCCACCAACCTTGTCCACTAGTCGACTTGCATCCTCGTCGTAGTGAGTAGCATCCTCGTCCTTCTCAGTGGCTGCCTTTCGCTTATCGGCAGCCCGCTCTAACTTCTTGGAGGCTTGTCCTCGCTTCTTTTCAGATTGCTCGCGCTTCTTCTCAGCGCGTTCGCGGGCCTTGGTTGCCTTCGTCTCTGCTTTCTCGATATCCCCAGCGTCAGCCCCAGCGGCGACCAATTTGGCCACCTCGTCGTCGTATCCATCGGCCTCTTCATCAAACTCATCTGCCTCTGCCTCATAGCCATCGGCCTTTGCCTCGTAAGCATCCGCATCTTCATCCAACTTCTCAGCATCGGCGCGATAGTCAGTGGCCTTGTCCCGCGCATCGCTGGCCTTTTCACGAGTGTCCTCTGCCTTGTCCAGTGTAGCAATGACCTTATCACGTGCCTGACTCATCTCATCCAACACCCTGCGAATGTCGCCGCTATCAGCAGCATTCAGCATCGACCTACCATCGGATGTCAACCGGGGGTTTCCCTCTGGATCTAACTCCACCAGGCCAGAAGCCGCCAGTCTCTGCGCTATTCCAGCGTCGAGACTTGCACCTTCTCTAAATGCCATGAGTCCATTGAAGTCCTCCTCCCTAACTCCCCTCGACCCAAGCACCTGCGCTGCCTCGCTATGATTGCTCTCCAGTTCCAGCATCCGCTCAATGTCCCGCGTCGCTGCCTCAACCTCGCGTTGCAATTCACGCTCCTGCTTTTCACGTTCGCGTTCTGCTTCCCTCTCTTTACGTTTGCGTTCGCGTTCGGCATCCCGTTCTGCCTTCTTAGCAGCACGGCCTGCTTGCCTTGTCTGACGCTCGCGTTCCTTTCCCTCGGCGCGTGTCTTCTTCTCGGCGTCCTTGTCAATGGCAGCCCGCGCCTTATCTACGTCACCACTGTTACCAGCCGATAGCATCGAGCGACCCAGCGTGGTCATGATCGGCTGGCCGTCCATTCCCAGTTTGACGAAGCCACGCCCAACAAGATCACTCACGTCGCCAGCATCCCCACCAGAGCGCAGTGCTGTCAGTGCGTCCAGCGAGTCAGGAGGAAACCCCAATGCTTCTGCCACTGCCGCGCAATTGGCCGCTTTCGCCGATGCTGCCGCACTTGGCTTGCTCTCAGCTGCCTCGCCTGCCGCTGCGCGACGTGCCAGTATCCCTGCCCTCAGTTGCTCCTTTAGTTGCGCAACATTGACAAATCTACCACCAGCACCCCGCGCCAGTTCTCCAACGATGACCTCTCCAACCGGCACGCTGAAGTCAAAGCCCTGCGCGAATCCCTTCTCGCCTTCAGCAACTTCTTCTTCACCCTCTTGCACCTCAGCAGTAACCTCAGCCTGCATCTCCTGCTCTGTCTCACGCTGAGCCTCCGGCGCATAGAGGGTCTTTAGTTTGCCCAGTGCCGCCAGCGCATCCCGCGCCTTCTGCCGTTCGCCAGCGGTGCGACCCGAGCCAATGATATTCTGTGCATTAAGCGCGGCAAGGTCGATTTCCTCTAGCATGATGAAGGGGTCATTGGCGTGGAGTGCTAGTGGCTCTCTTACTCCTAAGTCAAGTAAGCGCAGGTAGACATCGTCAGTAGTGGTGAACAATGCCAGCACGTCAGAGCCATCAGGTAAACGTCCATCATCCAGTTCCATTTGATTGAACTGAGACTGCGTCAAGTTGCCCGCTGTCAATAACTTCTCGCGTGCAATGCGAATATTGAACACGCCGTCAGCAATAGATTTGCTTATGGCCTCAGTGCGTATCTTCTGGATGTCAGCACGCATCCGATCTTGCTCATCATCTTGGAAATCGAACACCAACTTAAGATGGGGTGGCAAGAACTTGCCAGCCGAGTGCCGCGAGCCTCGTGGGTCGCCGCCAAGAAGCATCGTGATGATACTCAGCACCTTGCCAATGCCACCACCTAGCCCGGCAATGTGCTGATACATTGCATCGGCCTTGGTTGCGCCACTGGTGGCAGCGGGCCATATCCACCTAATCGGAACGCCGAACGCCAGCGCAATCGCGAACATTCCCAGGCGCGTGCTCGTTTCCTCGTCGAAGCCGTCAGGTAGACCAGATAGACTAAGCAGCGACAAGTCAGCATCGGTCGCAATGTCGCCAATGATGGGGAACTTGGCAAGACGTGTGAGACCCTGATTATCCATGATCTCATCGGCTACCTGGAGGGAACCTTCCACCACGCTGGTGCGAATGCCCTTGCCGAGCAATATAGCTCGCAATGGCCTACTGCCCAACTTCTCCATCTTGTAAGTTGAGATGTCAATAAGATTCTGCGCAACACCAACGCACCGACCAACAGCACAATGACCAACACCATGCATCCATACACGCGGACTTGGCGTGTCGGACGCGTAGGCTACGCGGGTTCGGTGAAGCTTGGAGAGACTACCATCAGTGTCACGGTAGAGAACAGGAAAGTCAACGTCCCCCGTCCGGGTGCAACGAAGCGCATCTAAATGAGCAATCCCCTGCGCTGCGCCAACTATCGGTCCATCCCGCTTGCCTTCACCGATAATCTCCAGGAAGATTCCATTGCCACTGCTAAAATAGTCCCCCACTCCCTTGCTAATAGTATCAATCCACCCCATGCCAAACTCTGACTCCTCCATGAGTCGAATTGTAGCATCCTCCGCCTGTCGCACGTGAGACTTGACTGTGGAGTCACGGGGTCTCACTTGAACTGGGACGGACACTATCCGTGCAATTAGTAGCGCTCGCGCACCGGAGAGATGGTCAGACTTCTTCCAGAAGGCATCCAGATCAGCATCGCGCTTTAGTGACCACCAGGGAGCAATCAGTTGCCCCGCTTGGGAGAGGTAGGTTAGTAATCCGCCAGACCCCCCCCAAGTTCCCTCCTGGGTTGCGCGGGACTGGACACTGAGTTCGCGTGCCGTCTCGACGCTTTTCTGGTCGGTAGTAACTTCGGGAGATCGAGTTCGTCTTCGGGTTCGGGCCATAATTCAGTCCATAGTGGTGGTAACTGGGTTGACTGGGTGTGCTCTTCGGTGAAGCGATAGTCGGGTCTTGTGGCGTGCGTGAAGGACTTGGGATGTGGCATAGGCAATAGCGAACAGTTGAATGACGAGGTTGAGCCAGCCTTCGGCAGTGCCAGGGTTGGGAACAAAGGCAAACGCCAGCGCTATGCCATAGGCTGCCAGTGAGACCAGCGCCGATAGCGTCATTGTCAAGTAGCGGGTAACCTCTGGCGACTCCAGGCCGAAGTAGCCAAGCCAGCCAGCCAGTTTATCCCGCAACTTGCGCCCTGCCTCTGACTCAACGAATCGCCAGACGGCGACGCCAGCAGCGCCGCCGTAGATTACGTTTAGGAGCAATGCTTTGAGTAGCCCGCTTTCAATCACCGTAGTCTCCTTACCAGCGGTAGAAACGAGTAGCCAAGAACAGTCTGATAGTCTTGGCTCCAGTATATCACCGTGATCTCTGGCTGGCAAGTCCAGTTTATGCAAGCCTCCATGCCCAACTCTGGAATCTCATCATTATAGAACTCAATCCAAGGCAAGATATAGAGACCAGGTGTCAACTCTTTGCGCTCTACCCAATTCGTCTTATGTCCATCCCAGGGGGAGCAGGGAGCACAACCATAGTTGATGTCTACTGAGTACACGGTCACTTGAGAAGTTGACCATAGTTCCAAAACTAGTTCATCAGGGGTTGCGCGTTCGATGAACACAGTGCACCGATGGAGAGTCACTGACATGGCGTCGGTGGTTGTGGTGCATAGTAAGAGAAGCAAGGTGATGATGATTACTAACTTAATGAAGGTCTTCATCCTATCTCCGCATCGTTACCACGCCAACACTACCACCTGCCATCAGTGATCCACTAGCCGCCACGTTCTCATAGTTCTCAGCATGTGCGTAGTGATCGGGGCCAGTCTCGACGTAACGCGCCACGCTCTCGCCAGTGCGTGTCTTCTCCACCACTCGCACCGAGGTCTGCATCTGCTTATAATACCTTGAGACGGTCTTTATGTCAAGCGGCAGTGTGCGGGCGCCAGCGTAGACTTGAGCGAACATCTCGTCCAGAGTGCGCGTTCGGTCGAGGTTCACGACGCCCTCAGAGATGTTGGGTTCGATTGGCTTCAGCTTCTTGGAGCCAGTTCGCTGGGTGGAGTAGTAGGCCAGCCAGACTACTCCAAGGGGGAAATCAGATTGCAGTTCGCGGGCCTTGCGAGTCTCAGGCAGTGCGTCGATTACGCACGTCTTGACTCGGAACTTGGTGAGAATCGTACCTAGTTCCTCGAAGGTTGGAACTTCAGCAGCGTAGCGTAGTGGCCGCTCGCCAGACTCGGCACTGACTGGCCCTCGAATCACTACGTTGAGCACTGAGCCAACGTCGATACCAGCGGTAGTAACCTCATCTGACTTGGGGCCAAGACCATAGTCCCTGACGCAAGCGTCCAGTGTCTCAGGAGTCAACTTGCCACCGCGTGGAATGTAGGGCAGGCCGAGATCCTGGTTGAATGTTTCCTTACGCTCAGTTTCATCTACGGTACTCAGTGCCTTAACGATGGCCAGCAGGTCGACCACTGGAGAGAACAGTCGCGTGAGGTGAAAGCCAATCACCTCAACGTCAGGCTTGGCCGCGACCCATTCACCCTGCGCCAAGTGATTTAACTCTCGCCCACACTTTCGACATGCGGTCCAAGCGCGGTCTTCCTGCTGGCCATGCCAAGCAACTGGCCGTTGGAGTTCATCCCATTTGGTCACTATTGAGTCAATGGTTAGTGGCTGTCGCTCGCCACAGCGCCAGCACCGGACGTGCCACTCGCGCTGATCACTGAGTTGCCAGGCTGCGTGGATGCCAAGGTCGTGGTAGGTGGGAGTCGAGACAAGGCGAACTTCAGCAATCTTGGAAGCGCCGAGTCGCTTCTCTGCGATGGTAGGGGCGCGGCGGTCCATCTCGTCTACCTCGTCCAATATGAGCACGTCGGCATCTACTGCTTTCAACTGAGGCGCTGAGCCATCGGGTGCGACCTTGCCACCGCGCAGGTAGAGAAATCGATTGCGAACTCGTTTGAGGGTAGTTCGGTCTGCGCCTTTGCCGTGCGCGGGTATTACTATGGAAGCGAGGTACTCGCTGGCGTCTATGGCGGGGCCAATGCGACCGGCAGAGAAGTCACGAAGGTGGACGTCAGTTGGGAATACGTAGAGTACAGTAGATTGACGCTGGTCAGCGGCGTGAAATGCATAGGAGATGAGGTACTCAGATGCGCCCATCTGAGATGCCTTGAAGACGACCATCCGCTTAGCACTGGTACTGTAGAGATCAATGAGGTAGGGATGCGTGATGAAGTCTACTGGCTTGTCGGGGCCAAGCAGAGGGCGCTTGGATTTAGCCCAGGCCAGTAGTGAGGGAGGTTCAGGACTTGGCCTCGCTCGCTGCCGCTGTCTCAGTTTCAGTTTTGCCGCTGCTCGGAGCGGAAGTGGCAAGTACACGAGCGGGGTCTTCGCCGTTGGCGATGCGCTCAAGTTGCTCATCGGTTAGTTGGTCCAAGTCTAAGTTCAAGTTGTGCATGACTTTGGCAGAGTCAATGCCAAAGAGAGCAGCACGGCGTTTCATCATCTTGTCTACTCTGTCAAAGGCTTTTTCATCGCCGTCAACAGCACGATCCCAGAAAGCAAAGAGGAGCGCATCAAGCCGCACTGCTTGAAGACGTCTAATCTCCTCAGCGCCCTCATGTCTTTCCTCATTAAGTTTCCTAAGTTCACGCATCACGTCTTGCCAAGCCAAGCGCGAGTCGTATCCTTTAGGAATATCATCAAAGGGAAAGTTAGCATGGACTTGCTCGGCAATCTTGCGATAAGTCATGCCT